TTCAAGACAATCGCCTTGATATAAATTTACTATTTTCGTCACCCCATTTCTTTATTTATGGCATCCGCACCGCCACATAAAATTTGCAACGGTGCGAAATATTTAACATCAGCCAAGTGCCTTTTTTGCGTTGGCGATTTTGCTGTCTTTTGCTCGAATACCGTCATTGATAAGATGATAGATAGCATTGATCGTCTTCTCGCCGACAATACCATCAACCGTGACCTTACCTGCCTTCTGTGCCTCTTTAACGGCTTTCAGCGTGCCATTGCCAAAGCCGTTTGTATTGTCAACCTTAGTCTTGATGATACCCATATTGTAGAGTGTAATCAACTGCTTTTTGAATGCAAGTGTTGCTGTATTGTGTGCGCCGTATTTAATCATTTCCTCATTCTCCTTATTTGATGTTTTACCGCCGAGTTGTGCGGTTACTTCGTCTGCAAGATTGCCGAGCCTGTTATAGAGCCAGTCACCAGGGCAAGATTTATTTGCAAACCACCTATGTACAGTCAAGACCATTTCGCCCGACTTCGGCGAATAATTTAAAGTCTTGTCCTCGTTACCAAACCAAAGCAGTTTAGTCTTGCCGTTACGCTTGCAAATGTCAACGCAAAGTGCAATAAGTTTGTTGTACACTTTACTGTTCATGGTGTACGGAGCTACTGTGTCGCTTGCACATTCGATTGTAACTGCACGCTGGTCATTTGCGTTTGATGAACTACACCAAGAGCGGTTGCTCTCATCGACACAGAGCAACACTCTGCCGTCATAGCCGATTCCGTAGTTACAGCTTGCCTCACAGGCTGTATTCTGAAAAATGTTTCCGAGCGTTTCAACGCTACACTGACCGACTACACAATGCGGAGTAATGCGGTCAATACTGTGTGTGCGTTTACCGCTGTGATTTGGGCTTAATTTTGTGTAATCAACAAGTCTTGAATTACTCATAATTATTCCTCGCTTTCTGATACTTCTGGCAGTCCTGCAACGCTTGTCAGCACAGACAACACACCTGCAAGCAGAGATGCCGAGCCTACCGCAACCCAGTTTACATCTGTCATCACGGCAGACACACCGATTGTTGCAATAGCAGTCTGTGCAACAGTCTTAATCGCTCTGACGGCTGTTGCTTTTGCCCATTCTTTGGTAAAAATCTTTTTCATTTTCATTCTTTCCTTTCGTTGTTTTTTTCAAGGTCTTCAATCCGATGATTGGCAACCTTAATTTCTTCGTCCACAACCGCATTGTGCTGTTCAATCGCATATGTGCGCTCAATGAGATTGTTATGTTTTTCAACTTTCTTTTCAAGCTGTTCGATTCGATAGTTTGATATTCGGTTGCTTACACAAATGCCACCAAGTGTGCCAACTAAAGTACCAAACAGCGATATAACCGATACAATTACTTCGGGTGTCATTTTACTTCAATCTCACTTTCGACAGGCTCGTCAACGGTTGGATTGTCGCCCCAAACTGCCATGACGGCATTGTAATATTCATCAGACAGCACCGTTTTGAGCTGTTCTCTGCCCGATTTGCTGTTCATGTAGGCATTGCGGATGTTGCCGCCCACCTGCATTTCTTCACCGTTAAAGGTCAAAAACTGCTGTCTGAGTACCGACACGCTGTCCTTTGTGAGCATATCGAGTGTGATTTTTTCTTTAAGTTCCATTTTTCATACCTCCGTTATTTAATCTTGTACGAACAAATTACATTAATCTGCTCGCCGTCTGCGAATGTATATGCGGCCTTATCCTGAGTCGAAAACTGTAGCCAAGTGTTATTTTTCGGAATGGCAAATTTAAAGAGCTTGCCAAGGTTTGAAATACCGACACAAAAAACATTGTCCTCGGAAATACATTTGTACGGCAAATCAATCAGCGGACACATGCTATTGCCGGCAAGAGATACTGCGTTCATTTTGACCGTTGCACTGACAATTACGATGTCACCAATCGTCTTATATGTACAGTTTGCACTTTTGATTTTATCGGTGACGGTTGAATACGGTGTGAGTGTTGATGTACCGCTCTCTATGTTCGCTGAATCGTATTTACCATCAAGCGAAGTTTGGGTTGTCTTTTCAAATGCCAAAATTTCGTCTGCAACCTCTGGGACGCCCTCTGCAACTTCATTCGGTAAGTAGATTGATTCTTTTTCGGCAATCATAATTTTGGACACCTTGAAAGTAGTATTACCATAGGTGCCAAACCTAAGCGTTATAAACGACGTATCATTGTTTGTGACAAATGTTCCTTTACCACCCTTTATTACTACAAAAGCACCTTCGGTAGATTTTCCGTTTAAAAAAACAAAAGCATTGCTGTCATGGTTGTTTGTAAGCCAACAAATCCGATATTTAGTATTCGGTTTTACACTTATTTTCTTGGCTTGCCAACTATTCGTATAAGTGTCATGTTCTGTAGGGGTAATGGTAAATGATTTTTCGTCAAAATTCAATTCATCAAGTGTACCGTGATAAACTGGTATAGTTGATTTTTGCCATGCTTTCACCCAAGCATCGAAATCAAAAATATTCGAGCTGTTAACAAGGTTAGCTTTATTTGCCAGTGAGGTATCAACCTCTACCTTGTCAGCTTTTTCGCCGAGTAAATCATCGGTTTCAACCTTTGAATAAACAGAATTGCTGTCAGCTTTGTTTCCGAGAAGCTCGTCCGTTTCTTCTGATGAGTAGATTTCGTTTGCGTCGTAATAATAATCGTTAAGATATTTAATGCTTGGATAATTAGTATTGCTGTCTGTGATGTTCGTTTTGGAGCTCACTTTGTTTGAATTGTCTTCTTTTGATTTAAGTGCATTGGCTACATCTGTTGCGTTTGCCTTGCTTGTAAGGGCTTTCTCTGCCGTCTGCATTCGTGCTGATAACTGACTAACCGTGCTTTTTTCGGCTTTATTGGTTACGGCAGAATCAATCCCGTTAAGCCTTGCGTTGAGGCTTGAGGATTTGCCTCTTGCCGTGGCAACCTCTCTACAGATTTCAGCGGCTGTGCCAACGCTGTCTTTACTGATCATGCTCTTGTCAAGAAGACTTGGAGTCACTTTAACTTTTAAAGCAAGCGGTGTATTCAAAACCTGCGTTTCGCCGTTTGCGATTTTGATTTCAATCGCTAAAAAGCCCGACATGGAGTTAAAATTTTCAAGCGGAACAGTAATAACATCCGCTGTGCTGTTCAGGGTGCAAGCAACTGCATCCGAAATTAAATATCCGTCCGTTGCAAATGTTGCAGTTACTGTACAATCTGCAAAGGTCAATTTTTCACCGCTCTCCGTCAATGTTACATCGAGATAGCGAACCGCTTTATCATTTACATTTGCAATTGCAACAACATTCGGTGCGTTGCGGTCATTTACATCAATTGTAATTGATTTATGCGCTAAACTAATAGCCATTATCTTTTAAACCTCCTTTGGATTTTTAGTAAATCAGACATCGACATACTTAAGTCGCCGATTGTAATTTCTTTGTATTTCTGAGACACGCTATCGTAAACCGTTTTTGAAACTCTTCGGCTAAGATTTGTGCCGTCCGGCATTACAACCGTCACTTCGTCATAAAGTTTGATTGCGTGCATTTTAGTAAGCTCGTTTTCAAGAGTTACTTTTATGCTCAGTGTTTCCGATGTCTGTTCCGTCGAATAGTTATAATCAGCGACTGCGTTACGCAAAGCATCTCTGACTTCTTCGTAATTTTCGCCGGTGCTTGGATTTAAAGTATATTTTTTGATTTTGCTTGTGCAGTCGTATAAATATGTGTTTTTTATGTTCCGTTTTAGCCCTGTTTCATATGGTTCAGGGCTTGACACGACGACTTCTTTGTTATTCGTAGTGTTGCATCGTGCGTAAGGCATAACATGTGTATAGTAGTTGCCAATTTCAGCAGTCTGCTTATAATCTGACACATTAGCGCCAAAAGCAATTCGATAGCCACTTTTCGCACCTGCTGTGGTGATTTTTTCAAAATGAATATCAAAATTATCAAAAAACAAAACACCGCCAAACTGATTTATTAGTCCTTCGTCATCGTCTTTGAAAATATCTTCAAACTTTACTGCCTGTGAATAGCCTAAGTAAATTCTTTTCTTTGCTGTGATTGATGAGTTGAAATTAAACCACTTATATGGGGCCTCCGTAAACCACATATGCAGAGGTTCTCCTACTTGGCTGTAGTCTCGCATATAGTGGTCAATAAGTTCTTTTGGCGTGCCATACATCGATCCGTCCATTGCACGAGGAATTGTACCGTTTTGGAAGAACATTCTTGACACATGTTCACCTGACACGGTTAAATCACCGTTTTTATCAACCTCTATTTTTGTGACATAAAAATACTGTGGCTCAGATACATTATTCACTTTCGCTTTAACGTATGAGGTTATTTTAATTTTTGAAGCGAGTTTATCTGTGCTTTTGATTTTCATGCTAAAGCTGTACGCCCCGTTCTGTTCCATTGTCGTCAAAAACTCGGTGCATTCAGCCAAAAAACCGAAACCGTTAGAATCGAACAATGGTGTTGAATTTTTGTAATAGTCAGCAACGTTATACAAAATAGGGTACATTACAATCTCCTCCAATTCGGCTTAATTTCAATATCGGTAAACGCATTTGCGCTTTTCCCTGAGAGTTTTATTTTATTCCAACCGGGCAAAAGCTGAGGAAACTCTGTACAACTTATGCAATTGTTCGCTAAGCTCGTGCCGTTATCGAAAGAAGCGGACTGCTGTTCGGAATCAAGCTCAATATAATCCTTATCCGATGATGTTTTAACCGTCAGCGTTTGACTATCATTAACCGTCAGCGTCAACGGATTAACTTTTGCGCCTTTGTTGATGATTCTAATAAAAGGCTCGGCGGTGTAATTTTCAGGATTATAGACTTCGATTTCTGCGTTTTGTGTCGAAGTTAATTTCGGTCTGATAATCTCCTGTCCCAAGTCACTGTACCAATACGGTATTCGACTAAAATTTATTGTTGTTGACAAACAAAGAGGTGCAACCTCTTCTATTGGCTCAATCCCCGTACAAATTGCTTTTGAATAATAACCGGGGTTGTATGAATCCCTAAAGATTTTATATTCGCCGTCCCAAGCCGTTAGCCATTCTGCAAATACTCTTACAAGCTCAGCGTTACTTTCGTTAGGCACAATGTATGGATAACTGTTGACCTCGAACTGCATTTCGACATTGTTAAAAACACCATTGTCGGAAATCACTCCGCCGTTTTTGCCATATACAGAGGTGAAATCAAAATTACGCTTTGCAATTTGATATTTGGGAGGTGTAGCTATAAAAAAGCCTAATGTCCTTAAATCGGTGCCGTTGTATGTAAAACTATGCCTCATCTTTAACCTCCCCATTTTGCCGCTTCACCGTCAAGCGTTTGCACAATTGCAGTCGATACACGGCGATTAAAATCATCAACATCCATATCATTATTGATATTGACATCGCCTGTAAATTGAATCTCAATCGTAGGTGAATTTGTAACAGCTTTCAACATTTGACCGTTTACTGTCGCATTTTGGCTTTGCGTGCGAATGTCTGCAAATTTATCGTTCACCGCTCCAATTGGATTACCCTCAACCGCTGACAAGGCTCTTGAAGTTAAAGACCTTACTGTTTTTTGCGTTTCGGCAATTTCATCGGCGATTCCAAGACGATAGCCCTCGCCGAAGTAAGCTCCAAGTTTTCTCGTCTTTTTTGATGGTGAATGTGAATCCTGTGCATTCGCAAGAGAAATAAGACCTGTTTCGGCAAGTTCTCTTGCCTGCCTGTTCGTTTCGGCATGAAGGCTTCCTGTAGGTCCGCCCTCGCTCAAGCCTTTAATATAACCCTGAGTAAAATCCTTACCTTTTTGATAACCCTTGTTATAACTCTCTGAAAGACTGTTTTCGGCTTTGCCAAGAACCTTTTTGCCTGATTTATCAACTTTTTCGAGGGCATCTTCGTTTTTCATGCCGTCACTTACGCCCTCTGTGCCGTTTTTACCGGCAGTTTCGCCGTTGCCTTCAAGTTTATTGAATTCACCGGTTGCTTTATCGACAAGCTCTTTTGCGTTATCAACCATTTTTTGTGTTACACCCGGCTGATTTTCGTCCATTGCAGTCTTTAGCAACTCATAGTTTGCGGTAAAGTTCGCAAGCTGGTTTTCGAGGCTTTCTCTTGAACCTGTTTCGGCATCAATAAAACCGTTTTTGATTTTCTGCTGTTGAGCATTAATCTCGTCAGCTTTTCCCGTAGCGACTGCGGCAACCGTGCCGTACATATCGGTGTACTTAGCAAGTTCGATTTCTGCCCTTTCCTGCAATTCTTCGGCTTCTTCAACTTGGTCTTTTGTGACACCTTCAACACCGTCTTTGTATGCCGTTCTTAGATTCTCGGCATTTGTCTTAAAATCATTGACCTGCTGTTCGAGAGCATCTTTAGTGCCTGTTGTATATGTAACAATACTGTTCGCAACATCCGACATTGCGGCTTTAATTTCTTCGGTGTTACCTTTAGCGTTTGCCGCTGTGAGATTCTCATAATTTTGGATTGTGGTGTTATAATCAACTACTTTTTTCTGATATTCCTTATACTTGCCATCTGCTTTGTCAAACTCTATTTGTTTAGCCTTTAAATTGTTTTTGGCTTCATTTTGCGCCTCGCTGTAAGCTCTTCCGACGGATTTTGATAAATCTTCAAAATGTTTATACATATTTTCGCCGTTTTGAAAATCTTTGAGTATTTCTTGGTAATACTGCTGAGATATTTTGCCGTTTTCAAACCCCCAGCCTGCATACTTCAAAGCCATTTGACTTGGTGAAAGCCCAGTAACACTCATTTGTGTAACTTTCGCCTTAGCTAAACCTACATCTTTTTGCGCGCTTTTTTTTGCTACATAACCATTTGTAACATCATTTTTTGCGCTTTTTAAGCCTGACACAGCAGTTTGATAGGGCTCTTCAAGTGCCGACAACATTGCAAGGGCTTTTTTTGATTCAAGCGCTTTATCCATAGAGCCTTTAAGGTCTTTATAGGACTGAATAACATTACCGTTCCAAGTGATTTCATCGTTTGTAACTCGGCTCAGCTCATTTGTGATAAACTTTGCCCTGTCTTCATAGCCTTTTTTGACTTTACCGTTTTGGTCTACAATGCCTTGCAATTCGCCCCACAAATTGTCATAATATTGAAATTCGCTTTCAACCTCAGCCGCTGCATTTTTCTTACTCTGAACATATTCATCATTGGCATCTTTCAGCTCTTTGATTTCTTCTTTTGCTTTTTCCTGAGCTTCGTTAAGTTCTTCTTGGGATTGTTTTGCACTGTCGTTAGCCTCTGAAAATGCCCAAATTTCGCCTATAGCACCAACAACTAAACCTGCAACTAATCCCCACAAATTTGCTTTTTGAGCAGTGTTAAGCCCCTCTTGTGAGATTTTAGCGGCATCTGTTGCCGCTTTCAAAGACTTGTAAGCTCCCCACAGATTTTTGATTTCTGTAACTATTTTAGTGGCCTTTTTACCCGACCAAATAGCAGTAGTTAAAACACCAATCTGTTTTAGCGTCGGAATAATATCATCTGTATGCTTGCTCGCAAATTTACAAAGTTTCTTAACCTCAGGAAACAATGATTTGCCGATAGGGTTAATGACATCAGTCTGCACTGTCCTGCCGAGGCTCGCCCAATCGGATTCGACATCATCATATTTGATATCCTTGATTTTTTCCATTGAGCCTTTGACATTTTTGTAGCTTTTGTTGACATTTCCAAGCGATTTGATAACTTTCATTGCATTATCTTCGCCGAGAGCAGACCAAACCGTTGAAGCTGTAGTTAATGCCTTTTGCTCATTCTTTGTGTTTTTTAAATCGCTGATAACGCTATAAAAAACATCTGATGCAGTAGCTTTGCCGTCCTTCCATTTTTTGAAAATTTCGCCCGTGCCTTTTGAAAAACTACCGAGATTTTCTTCAATTCTTCCGTCGGAAAGAGAGATTGTAAATTCTTTGACGAAATCATTAACCTTGTCAAGATTATACGCACCGTTTTTGGTGCCATTTTCGAGGATTGAAAACATCTGCTCGGCATCAAAGCCTGCCTGTCCCCAAATCTGTGAATATTCGGCAATATTATCGCCGAGCTCTCCGCTGTAATTTAAGCCGTTTTGCGCACCTTTTACGATATAATCAAAAGCCTCATCAGCTGTTAAGCCCATGTTGGTCATCAGACCGTTAATGCCTCTTAAAGTTTCGCTGATATCAAAGTTATCAAAGGTTCCCTCGAGCGTGTACAGGTTTTCTGCCATATCTTTAAGCTTTTGAGGATCTTGTTCGTCCGTAACCTGCTTAATTTTTGATAAAGTATTTGCAATGTCTTCTTGCGATTCACCAAAATTGTCTTTGTAAATTTCGCCGATAATGTTTTCGTATTTTGATAATCCTTCGGTAGTCAAGCCGGTTTGAGCCTGCAAGGAGTTTAAAGCCTTTTCTTCTCTGTTTGCACTTATGACAGCTCCGGTCAACGCTCCGCCGACCGCTGTTGCCGCTGCGCCTGCTTCTTTTAAGGCATTGCCAACAGCAGATTTGAGATTGTCAGCAGAGGATTTAACATCATCCATTTCTTTTTTGACCTTGGATAAATCAGTTTTATTTGACTTATTTTCAAGGTTTTTAAAGCTGTCGCCGACTTTACCAACACTTGTTTCGGTTTTTGACATCTCACTTCGGGCAGATTCGAGGTTTATTGCATTTGCTTTTTCCTCGGTTTCTGCAAGCTGTTTAGTGAAAATTTCAAGTTTGCTTTTCGCTTTTTCAACTTCACGCTGATAGGCTCTGTACTGTTCAGTTGAGATTTCGCCGTTTTTGGCCTGTTCTTCGACCTGATCCTGTACATCAAGTAACTTTTTAAGGGCAGATTTGCTATTTTCAATTTGTTCTTTTAGCACTTCTTGCTTTTGGGTAAGCAAAACAGTGTTTTCAGGATCAAATTTCAACTGCTTATTAATTGCAGTCAGTTCTCTCTGCAAGCTCGCCGATGAGGACTGTACAGCTTTTAAGGATTTTTGTAAATCTATTGTATCGCCGGCAATTTTGACGGTAATACCTTTAATCGTAGATGCCATATCTGTCCTCCAATTTCCTATATCGGTTCATAAACTCGCTATACTGCTTTTCCGAGATTTCTTTACTTTCAAATCTTTCTGTAACGAAAGACAATACAGATTTCATTTTCTGATATTTTTCTTCATCTTCGTGAATGTTTTTATTGTTTCGTAATGCAAAATAGGTTTCCACATAATCAATTACAAAACCTATTGTAAATCTTTGTAAATCTGCGACAGTCAGACCACACCTGACGGCATAGGATAAGATTTCCTTCGCCGTCAGGAAAGTTCCGTTTAGGTCGCTGTCACTTTTGGGCTGTCGCTTTTAAGGCTGTCAACAACGAGATTGATGATTTTATCTGTCGCCGAAATAGCGTCCTTAATGCTGATTTCTTTCGCCCAAGTCTTAAAGTTGGGAATTGTATCGTCTGCCGTCTTTGCCGCTGCCCATAAAAGCTTTACAGCAGAGCCAAATTTAACATCACTGAGGTGCTTAACGAGAATACGGTCGGCATCACGCAAAAAGCTGTGGCCTTTGAATGTGTCCTCGTAGATAAGCATTGTATACGCTGTAACCTCAACCTCAACATCTTTGCCGTTAATAACAACTGTGTCTTTCATAACTTAGCCTTTAACCGCCTTTGTGTTGTCTGATGAGGCCTGATCTGTAGGAACTGCCGATTTTGCAGCCTTAACAGTCGGAACTACAACGCTTTCGGGCAGAGTGTCCGCATATGATGTGTAGCGCACAAAGTCATTGTCAGGGCGTGGTTTTGCTGTAACCGTAAAGGTCGGGAACTGTGGGTCGAAGTTACCTTCTGATGTCTTGTCGTTCCTGCTGGCTCTTGCAGCTACGCAGTCGAAATATGTATCAATTTCGTAGAGCTTGTCACCTTTGTATGTTTCCTTTGCAGCAAGGAGGGCAAATCTCGGCATTACCTTAATGCCACCCTTTTCGATAATACCGCCCTCAGTTGCTTCATCATTGCCGAACCAATCTTTTTCGATGTCGTCAACTGCCGAAATAAGCTCAAGACTGATTGTGTAGCCGCCGTTTGCACTCGCTACAATAATAGGCAAGCCGTCAGCGTAGATTGTGTTTGAATCGCCAATAGGCTCAGCACCGATACTTCTGCCGCCTGCCTTATCAGACTTAAACCACACGGGCTTACCGTATGTGATCTCACCTGTGCTGCTTTCTGTCAGCGTAGCATAACCAACTTTTCTAATCGTCTTATTCATAAAATAAACACTCCTTATGTTTTTAAATTCTTTTTATACCGCTCAAATCACCGCCGCCCATAGCTTCCGATGATTTGATAAGTTTTTTTATTCCGGCTTCAAATTCGCCGTGAATTTTCTCTGCTGCCGGGGCAATATGCACCTTCGGTTGTACCGTTCCGCCTTTTTTGCCTCTCTTTTTACGAGTTTTTTCGAGGAGGTGTGTAAGCCGGTACTCAGGCTTAGCTGAATAAACCGTTTTTTCATAGAATCGAAATGTTTCGTTTGTGACCTTTATCCTAAAGGATTTGCGATATTTTTTTCTTTTGCCGACAGGTGCATTTTTTTTGATTTCGTTTTTGAGCTCTTCTGATTTTTCGTCAACCAACAATCTTACGCCCATTTGCACATCAGCCGAATAGGTTGACAGTTCTTTCGACAGGGCATCTCCGAGGCGGTCAATGCCGACTTTTTTGTAATCACTCATCAAAAGTCACACTCAGGTTGTAATAAGTTACACAAAGCTTATTGGTTGTGTCCCACGCTCGATTCGGTTTTTTCCAACCTAAACCGTTTTCGTTGAGCCACTCCTCAAACTTCGTTTCGCTTGTGTGGTCATCTCTTGCGGTGTAGAGTTCTATGATGATTTTTGCATTTTTCCAAAGTATTTCACCGTCTGCGTAAATGCCTGTTTCCTCGTCTTTAAAGTAAACAAGATAGGGAGCAGGGGTTGATTTGTTGTAATCTGCCTCAACGCATTTAATGCTACAAGACTTAATAAGTTCGACAAATTCATCGTAATTTTTAAAATGCATCTTCTGCACCGCCCTCATACAGTCCCCTCTGTGACAGGCTCACGATCGAGCAAGGGGGATTTTTGCTTTTGTCATGCTGTATCTGTTCGATTTTAAACCTTGTGCCGCTGATAACAACCGCCATGTCCGTTCGCAAGTTTTCGTCCTTGTGGACATGTATAACCTTTGACAGTTCAATGTCGTTTTGTTTCGCACCGTAAAAACGAGTTACTCCGATTTTTTCATTGCCGAAACGATATTTTTTCAGGCTGTCGGTGATGATGTCGTCGTTTTCGTCCGTTTCGTAGATTTTTGCAAGTCCGTCATTAAAGGTTAAAAAATCTATGTTATTCTTCAGTATCATACATTCGTACCTCGTATTCCTGCCTTAATTTCAAAATTTCGTTCTCGAAATTATGGTCGAACATTTCAACAGCATTTGAGTAAGCATAACGGCAATAATCGAACAACAAACTTCTTGCCCTTGTCGATCGCTCAAAATCCTCATCAGTTAACAGAGGGTTGTAATCACGGAGGTGCTGTTTTCCATTGGCTATAATCAGTTCAATTTTCGACTTTGTGCCTTCATCTGTTTCAATGTGTTCGCGATCAAAATCGAGCATATTAACTACATCGTTCATAATTCCCATTTTTCAACACCTCCGTGATAAATTAAGCTGTTGCTGCCTGATTGAGAGTTACCTTAATTTCGGCAGGATTGAGTGCTGAAACATCAAGCTTAAGAAAATCGTTTGTGTGAAGCGAAAAGCCTGTTGCATAAGCTTTAATGAGATAAACTCTGTTATCTTCAAGAAACTGGTACTGGTCAGAGTAATCAAGCTTACCTTCCTTACCTGTTGAGAGGCAAGCCTTATATTTTGAAAGCTGGCCAATAACGGCTGTGCCTTCCGTAACCATTTCAGACGGATAAACATTAGTCGGGAACGGGAAAAGGTTGTTCTTGTACGAGCCGTCTGTGGCAAGCACAGTTGTTGCAGGGATAATCTTTGTGAGATAATCAACAGGATTTACGATAAGGTCAACCGATGTAATGTTGTTTGTCTTACCGCCCTTGCCCTTCGCAAGCTTGGCAACAACATTCATATACGACTTAATGTCAAGGCTTGTGAGCTTTGTTGCTGTTTTTTCGGTATATGCACCTGCCTTTACAGCACCCTCGGGGTCTTTAAGCATACCAATCGGCTTGCCATTGCCGTCACCGTTGATAAAGCCATCTTCAAGAGCATAAGCAAGTGCATCGGCGAGGATTCTGCGGACATATGCGTCGATGTATATAGCGCCAAGGTCAAGTATATCCTTCGGGACAGGGATAAAGGCACTTACTTTTGATGTTGAGAAATCCTTTTCCTGGATTGTGCCGGCAAGCTCCTGTGTGATTTTTGAGCTTAAAGCGCCCCAGGCAGCAAGCTGTTTTGTGTCTGTAGCAAAGATTGCCTTAACAGAGCCGTATGTGTTTTCAATGCCGATTGCATCAAGCAGAGGATGATTGCTGGTAATGTCCTCAAGCACGGTGTCAAGAATCGTCTGAGGAATTGTAACATCAAGACCTGTGAGTGCCTGCTTAACATCAGCAGATTTTGCCGCTGTGACAAAATTATTGTAAAACTTCTGCTCTGCGCTTGTAAGCTGTCTGAATCCTCTCTTGGCAAGGATTGTGTTATCGGCAGTTTCGCCAATTTCCTGTGCGACCTCAATGATTGACTGCTGAATACTATCAGCATAGGCGTTGAGAGCCTCGGTCATTTTTGCTTCATCTTTGGAATCAATGGCAGTTTTCAAGTTCTGCGCAAACTTTGCTTTTGCGTTCTTAATCGCGTCAAGATTCTTCATTTTTTTAATCTCCTTTATAAATAATTTTTGTTTTTGAAATACTCTTCAATAAAGCCAAAGCTATCCTTTTTTTCGGGATTTTTCGGTTTTGGCTCGGGTGGTGTCTGTGGTTCAGGCGGCTCAGGCTTTGTACCAAGCATTTTTGCAAGTTCTGCCGCTGCCTGTTTTGCTTTTGGATTCTTCTTTTGCTGTGCATCGTCAACAATCTCTTTTGATTCGGTTAAGTCAACCGGATCAAGAATTTCGTCACACAAGCCGATATTGAAGGCTTCCTCTGCCGTCAAAAATGTTTCAGCATCAAGAAGCGGCTCGAGGGTTTCTCTCGTGAGCTTATCGCCTGCGTGTACAAGATAAGAGTTTGTACTTGCTTCACTGATTTTGTCGAGCTGAGTTGCAAATTCTCTGTGTTCCTTCGCATTGCCGTAACAACCGCCGACTGCATGATGAATCATCATTGTTGTGTTTGACGGCATTACAATCTTGTCAGCCGCCATTGCAACAACAGAGGCAATCGAGCAAGCCATACCGTCAATGTATGCAGTGACCGGCACACTCTGCCTTTTTAGCAGATTGTAAATCGACACGCCTTCATCAACAAATCCGCCCACAGAATTGATGTAGATTTCAATGCCTTCAATTTCGCCTGCTTTTTCAATCGCCTTGCGAATGTATTCGGCGCTTGTCTTGGATTCTACGAGGTCGCCCCAAATGTTCAAACAGCTCGGCTCAATTTCGCCATAAAGATATATCTGCAAAACATTCTGATTTTCTGCAATTTGCTTGATGTTGTAATTTCTACTTTTCATTTATTCTATTCACCACCCTTCAAAGCATTTGCTATTGTTTGGTAATTTTTAGTAATGTAATATGTGTGCGCCCAAGCCTCAGAGCAAGGGAGCATGTTGCAATATTTTTGAGCCTGCGCAGGTGTCAGCACACCGCTTGCAATTGACTTATCAAGATTATTCGCCTGACTGATTGCGTCAATATGTCTGACTGTCGTTGTGTCAATTAAGAGATAATTGCCTTTGTTAAATTCAGCACCGCCGAATCTCTTTTTTGTAATCTCTTGCTCAAACATATTTGCAATCGGATCAATTGCATTACCAATAGCGCAATCCATAGCGTCCGAGAGCTGAGAGGCTTCACCGCTTAAAATTGCCGGCGGAATGTGCAAAGCGTTGCCGACAATCGTGTACGCCTCAGTTTTTAACTTCTGAATATCATTAATCTCGCTGTTCGTAGTCTTTCCGGCATCGGTTGACGGCTCGGTGTAGTGCATGCCTTTGTACAGAGGCATAACGGCGTTCTTATTCGCGTAAAACGCTTTAAACTGCTTTGCCAAAACTTTGTTGTAAGTTTCAGCGAAGTTTTCGTCGCCGAAGCTGTAATTATCCATCTCTAAGATGCCTTTATGTCCGACAGCTTTGTTATATCTTTCTTGAGCTGATAACATTAACTGCTCGTAAGTGTTGCACATATCCGATAACAAGCCGTTAAGAGCAAAGTTGTTATATCTGAGGTAAATTACCTCACTTTCAGGAAAAATGCGCTGATATGTAAAATTTCGGCAAGTAACGCCGCTGAATGTGTCGTCAATCAAAGCGTGTTCCGTTCTCGAGAAGCTATCAGCAATCATAAGCTGATTATCGGCAGTTTCAACAATTAAAAGCTCATTGTCAAAAATCAGTTTAGCCACAGCTTGTGTAAAAAACTCGATTTTTGTTTGATGTTTGTTAGGTGCATAGTTCCACAGATAGTATTCAGCTTTGCGACTTTCTCGGTTATTGTTTACCGTCACAAATTCACATTTTGCCAAACTTCGAGCGATAAAATCAATCGCTGTAAATAAGGCAAGTTCTGTCAAGTGGAATCTCTGTTCATCAACTGTCGAGCCGTCCTCGTTAAATTCCGCTGCAACGGCATCTTTTTTAAAGAGATTTTTTACCCAGTTTATCACTTTCATCTTTTCACCTGCCTTTAAAATACAATTGCGTTAAAGCAATTCTCGATTTCATCAACCGTCATCGGCTGATTTTGCTTCAACAAATCAAGCTGTGTATATGCTGCGACAAATGCCATAAATCCATCTGTTTTTCGTGATTTTGGTTCGATTTTGCCATATATGATATTGCCGTTTTTATCCTCAATTGCCGATGTATTGTTCGTGTACCAGCGCATAAGTGCCGAATCACCCCAAACAATACGATGATTAGCGAAATCCGAAGCAATCAGAGGAGCTACAAGCATTTTATCTGACGGTCTAACCAATTTGAGATTATTTCGTCCTTTACGGTCACACTCAAAACCTAACTGCATTAACGGTTCTTTGAGCAAAGTGTATCGGTAACTATCCAATGCTCCGCCGACGATGTTGTAATGCTTTTTCTGCTCTCTCAACCAGTCAGCTACGATTTCGGGAGGTATTTCCGCCCCGTCAACCCTTTGTAAATCAGGCTGTTGAGCATAAGGAAATTTAATTCTGCCTAAATCAGCGGATTGCGAACAATACCACGAAAACGGCTTCCATGCGATTGAGCCGTCAATCAAAAACATTAAGCCAATTCCCAAAAAGTCAGTAGTTTTTGTGTAATCAATGCCAAAAACACACGGCTTACCTTCAAGGTCGGGGAGAGGCCTGTTCGTTGCTTTGATATTTTCCCATGAGGTAACAGGATGGGCTTCTGTGCCTTTTGGGATATTCATACGCTTAGTCATAAAAGATGAATTGTTTACCTTATCACGCTTCCAATCCTCGAATTCCTTTTGAATTTCTCTCAATAGGTTTGGAAAATATTGCAACGACGGATTTGCTTTGTACCAATTTTCTTGCTCATATACCTCTTTTTCATTATCTAACCTGCATATGAAATAAAGAGTGCCGTTGTCAGGTGCATCACCATTCAACACTTCAAGACCGGCGGCAAGCTCGTTGTCAAGTGGTCCGTCCCGAACCTCTCCCATGGTTGTAATTGTTGTTCTGCGTGGCATAGCTTTTTTACCTAAGCCTGTTGTGAAAACATCAATAAGCTTATAATTTTCGTATGCATGCTTTTCATCAAAGTCGACTTTACCGGGTCTGCCTCCGTCTTTCGTTTTGCTGTTTGAAGTTCTGTATCTGATTGTTGAATTAGTCTTTATGTTTGTAATCTCTGTTTTGTTCCACTTAAAATGCCGCTGCATTTTTGTAGAATTGTTTTCCAAAATTTCGTAGATGTCATTAAAGGTTGTGCTTGCTTGCTCTTCTGATGTTGCACAAATGTCAATATCGTAATTGCGTATGCCGTTGACAGGCGTGAGCAGAGCAAAATCTTCAAATGTAAGATAGCCATTTTTTCCTGCGCCTCGCCCGACCACACAAACTAAATCGGGAAATCTTAATACACCCGGTGCGGAATATGTGCAATTATGCAGAATAAAACAAAACTTTTCCCATGCAAATAATTCGTATGGAAAATATTTCTGTAGAGCAAAATACTTTTCAACCTGCTCATTGTCAACATAGACTTGCTCATTTTCGAATACTTTTTCTATGAAATTTACAAGCTGTATTTGCTCTTTGCATACACGATATTGACCACTTTTTACTTGCTTTATGTAATCGTCAAGGTATTTACAGTTCGTCATCAGATTCACTCTCAACTTTGTCAATCGACAACCCCATTTGTGAGAGAATCGCTAAGCGCTGTTTGTTGTACATCACGGCATTTTTTACTGAGGGATTGTCCTTCATATATTCTTTACCGGTGGCGCTGATAGCTTTGTATGTCAAGCCATTTTTGCGGATGTCCGCCTGCATTTTACGCTCAAGCTTCGTGCAAAAAATATAGCTGTCAATTAAATCTCTATAGACTTCAATGTTTGCCCCCTTCAAAGTCAGTTGCTCAATTAAGCTGTCTTTGATTTCTGCAATTTTAATTTGTGCCATTTATACTACTCCTCTCTCAAAAATTTCTCGTGTGCGTGCGCGAGACCAAACTGTCGTGCCTTTACTCCGTTATCCGTAAGCCTCGGAATTTTTCGATTTTTTACCCGGGGGTATGCTTTTTTTCGCTCACCACCGCTCAGCAAACTCATCTTTTAATTTTTTTGGTTCGTACTTGTGATGTTCTTTGTAATGACAGTCCTTGCAAAGACATTCGAGGTTGTTGATATCAAGAGCAAGGTCAGGTCTTACTTTGAGATGCAGTTTGTGATGCACTGCCTCGCAAGGGCTGTACTTACCTACTGCTCGACAGCGTTCACATTCGTAATGTTCTTTCGCTTTTTTTGCATCTCTGACTTTTTTCCAATCGGCCGTTAAATAGAATCTATACGCCTTGCCCTCACGGATTTGGCTAATGATCCAGTCCGTTGTTACTTTTCGTTTTATCATTACAATTTAATTGTACAACAGGTTTAATCGCTTCTACTGACATCTTTCTTTGTGCAATATGTACAAATGTTAAGCCCACGAAGTTTTGCGCAAAGCAATCGTGCCTCTTTGAGCCAGCGAAACACCGTGCGTTCGTCTGTATAGTTATTGACAGCAAACTTGGTCACTCTCAAATTTATTTCACCTTTGTGCAACGGTTTTGTTGGTGCAACAAAGTAAACAGCGCTGACAGCTTGACAGATGTAGTCTTTACCGCTATTGGTCAAGGCATTAAGTGTGTCTGCCACAGCAAGCAGGTCAAGTTGTAATGCTCGGTGCATTGTCTTGTCAGCTACAACCTGTGCTTTGCTTGGAAATCCAAGAGAGGCATAAAGTCTAAACTGTGCAATTGTATAATCTCTTGTTGTATCTCTCAAATCCTTGCACCTCCGATTTTCTTGTGTTTATGGCTATTGGCCAAGTAAGTAAAATGAAAAGACGCACCCGTGAAGTCGTTTATCCACATTTCGTCACGATAAAAATAAAATCCTTCGGGACAAGGCAAAGCCTCACCTCGTTCGAGTTTCCTGTATTCTCGTTTTTTCCCTTCAACAACTTTGACCTCAGGCTTATTGAGATTGCGAGATGTTTTCAAGCGCTTCTTACCATTGACATCTTTGCGTATGTATTTTGCAAGGTCAGCATAATTTCCGTCTTGGTAGAGCGGAGTGAAATTTATTCCGTTTTTCCACGGCCAACATTCCGTTAATATTTCACGCACGCAATCTTCAATCACGATGTGCAGATGCCAATTTTTCCCGAGCTTGCCACACTCACAATAACCGATGTATTTAAACTTGATTTGTTTCTTATCTGTCCTGCGTTTCACTCGCTTAAAAAAATTCGAGACAACTTTTTCAAACTCATCTTCGGTAAACTCACCAAACGGAGCGGAGAACCTTGCGAACCAGTCGCCCTCAGAGAAGTTGCAAAGGATAAGCCTCTGTGTGTGTTGTTCTCCTCTGATACGGTTTGCTTTGGCTTGCTTTTCGTTTGTTCTGGATTGATTGATTTGTCGAGCAAGATTTTTCTTATTACGTTTGCGAATGGACTTGTAATATTTAACCTCAAGCAAAGGGCCTGATTTAATTTCGGCTTTGTATGTAAACATATTTAATCCTTTATTATATATGTAAAAACTAAAACGGTCACTTAATTAATTCCTTGAGCGGGATAGTTAAAGGGTATTTCAACCCTTTTATTTGTGACTGTCTATTGTTCTATTTTCGCATTAAAAAGTCAGATGATATAAATATGCAGTAGTCCGTCTGACCACCGAACTACTGCTCTGTGCAACCTTGCCGCTGCAATTGTGTGTTTGATTTTTGGTGCATTCTTTTGTAACAGCTTAATCAAAAGCGGAAGTCGTCGCTTTGATTACTTTTTTAATATAGGATTAACTTGATTTGAATTTCCTTTAAGATTTTGCAGCCGGCAAGAATATTGCCTTATTAAATGCCAAAGTATTCTTTATAGCTTTTTGCGATACCCTGACAATTGTCAGACTTAACCGGCACGTGACAAGCTACCTTTCTAATGTTATCAGCATCCAATTCTTTAAAAATTTCTGATGCTCTCGTTTCTTCTGTCGATTTATAAAATTTAAAAAGCAAATCCACAAAAGGTATGTTGCCGAACTCATTCAAAAATGCTGTATCGTTTTCGGTTAGTGTTTTTAAACATTTTTCTTTATATGTATCCGATGCGTCTGACAAAATGAAAAGTTTGTTATAAACATCATGCTTTGTGAGCAGGTCAATTATCTGTAAAGCAATTTGCAATACATTAGTATCGTGTTCGGCAATCGCCTTTGACAACTCCGTTAATTTGCAAGAAGTTTCTTTCGTCCTTTTTATCCATTCGATGTGTTCCTTGTTTGCAAAAAAAGTGTCAGTCCTAAACCTGCGATACTCTTGTAGGAGCTTGTATTTGGCCTTGACACAAGACTTGGCTGATAGCAAGCCTATCTTTGTGCAGCTGTATATGGCTGACATTGACAACACTAACCAACGATTTAACATATCCAAGCTATTGAGCGTAGCCACATCAAGGGCACCGTCAATAAAACCTATCACAAGCCGGTCGAGTTCTGACAATGTTTCTGCCGCTGTCGGCTTGTCCTGCATTTCCGCTGCAACTGTTTTTTTGGATTCAGCCATTGTTGCTTGCCTCACTTTCAAGCCATTTTTTTATAATTTCTTTATTTTCAAGACAAGAAGTATCGCAATCTTTGCAATAATCGCAAACATTGTTATTTAATGCATCAAGCACAAAATGTGTCATCTGCTCTTTGCTCATTGATTTGATTTTTTCAAAGTTAGTCATTGTTTTCCCCTTTCAGCAGTTCGGGATTGTCATAGATATTTCCGATAACTTCAATATCTTTTGATTGATAGTGTCTGCCTAATCCCTCGTAGATTGAATTATACACAAATCCAAATTCAGTTTCATCGGCATCATACTGAACGATTCCATAGTCGTCATAACCCGAGCGGTAAAGAAAATCAATGATATCTCCCTCGAAAATCTTTGTGCCGTTCTTGTCAGTCAAGCCTGTGTACTGTCCGACTGTGTCAGCGTCAATATGCCACACATTTGAGCTTTCGTTCTTGTATGGCTCTTTGATTACCAAGCCTTTGGGTTCAACACTTAAAAGTCCGTACTTCCATTCGTTTCCGAATTTTCCTCTGAATAATATTTCTCTCATCATTTTTCACTCTCCTTACCTGTTTTATTTTGCTTTTCAAAGTAAAATTCAATTGGATTGTCCGTCTTTTGAATCAATCCGTACTTTACAGCTAATCGAAAAATAAAGACTTTTTCGAGCCTCGAAAGCAACTTACCCAATTCTTTTTTTAAATCTTCGACTGTCCTTGTTGACTTATAAAAATTGCACATTCTGCAAGCAGGATTATAATTTTCGATGTCATTCGCACCATTGTACCAGTACACGCTCTGTATATGGTCAACCTGCATGTCCTTTAATTCGAGTGTACAACCGCAGTACGCACAGCGGCCGCCGTACTTCTCGTAAACTTTAAGCCTTGTTGCTTTTGAAATCGATTTTCTCTGACTCAACCAAATCACTCTCCTCAATCATTTTCTTTTCCTCCTAATTTGCGTAATCGTACAAACCGAGCGGTTTAATTTTTCTTGCGGCGATTTGCGCTACAAATTCTCCGTAGCTGTAGTTTGTGCCGTGCTTTGCATTGTAATCGGCACAGTAAAGACACATTCTGTCTATTCGGTCGAGTTTCTTCTTGCGACCTCGTTTCTTTTTTTCTTCACTCATTTATTTCACCTAATTTCAAATACTTTAATATTTTTTCGCTTGCCTCGTCGCAACCATAACATACAGCGACAGCGTAGCCTTGTTCATTAAGGCTTTTAAGCCATTCGGTTTGTTTTTCAGTCGGCTTATTCTTACCGTATTTTAATTCGATGAACAGACCGTGATAGCTTCCACGGCCAACCGGCAAAAACAAATCCGGCACACCTGCCTTTACCCCTTGCTTTTTAAGGTTGGCCGCTTCGAGCTTATTCCTGCTCCCACCGTTCGGAATGTGGAACATCAAATCAATTTCTGGATGCTTTGCCCGGATGAAGGTCGTCCACTGAAATAACTTCCGCTGTTGGTCAGCTTCATACTGCTTCATCGGCAGGTCATCCTTTCTTGTTTTTCAAAATCATATCACTTTCGATGTAGAGTGCTTTCAAACTGTTTACAAGATTTTCGTCAACGATTTCGCAGGCGGCTATAAACCCGTAGGCTATCATACCGAATTTAATAGCAAAGTAGGGAACACTTTTTGAATTGTATCTTAATGTCAATGACATTTCTTGTTGCGGCATATCTGCAAACGGACTGAGATAAGTACGGTCGATGAACATAAGTCCCTCAGATGTGCTTATTGGTAATAATATTTTGCCATTATACGCAATTTCGATGTCCCACATTTCAGCGAGTGACTCATCCGCTGTACTGTCATTAACATCAATTTCAGGTTTTCCCTTTGCGATGATAAATGTAATCTTATCTCTTTGCACATCGTTTATGTCATACAACTTACATATGTAGTTTTCATTCAACAATGGCAGTTCAAAAATCGGATAAACCGCATTGCCGTCCGAAAGCCACTGTTCTCCTTCGCTGGTCATAGATATATAAATTGACTTATTCTTTTTACATATGTCGAATGCTTTTTTTATTTTCATTGTCACGCCTCATTTCAACAGTTTATCTATCGAAATTTTAAATAAATCTGATACAGCTATTATGGTATTAATATCAGGTTCAAATTTTCCCTGCTCATAGTAAGATATACTTGTTCTGCTCAAACAGAGTTTTTCACCTAATTCTTCCTGCGTTAATTTATGTTTAAGCCTTAACGCTTTTAATTTTTCGGGGAATGCCAATATTATCACTCCTATTTATCTAACATATTTTTGATGTGCCTGATAAACATCAGATTCATCAGATCTTGCGTATATTTGTGTTGTAGTCAGTTCTTCGTGGCCAAGCATTAGTGATACTTGTTCAATTGGCATACCGGCTCTAAGGGCATCGGTAGCCATGGTTCTTCTGAATCTATGTGGGTGACAATTTTCAATTCCGATGTTTCTACCAAGCTCACGAATGATATTTTCTATTTGTCCTTTTTCAAGCCTTTTGTATTCACCTTTTATTTTAACTTTACTAACGAACAAAGCATTGTTGGTGTCTGACCTCGTATTTTCGTATTTTTCCAAAGCAAGTTTTGCTTGTGCGTTAAGATATACGTATCTTTGCTTGTTACCCTTGCCTGTGATAATCAGTTTATCATCTTTAATGTCACTGCGATTTGCATTTTCCACTTCTGTAACTCGACATCCTGTCGATAATAGAAATTCTATGATTGCCTTCAACCTCAAATCTTTTCCGGCAGCATCCCTGATTTTTTCGGTTTCAATCGGTGTAAACGGCTTTCTGATTACCTTTTCAGCTTTTATTTTTGTGATTTTTTCTGCCGGATCATTTGGTATGTAGCCTTCAATTCTCAGTGTTTTAAAAAATGATTTTAAGTATCTTAATTTTGTATCAAGATAACTGTTTGATACATTTTTATTTAATTGTTCAAAAGCAAGGTATGCACGAATATCATTAACCTTAATGTCTGCGATAGGCTTATTTATTGCTTTAAGCATCATTTGTATTTCATTGTTATAAGCTTTTAGACTTTTGTCAGTTAAACCACTAATTTTTTTAATGGCTAAAAAAGTATTTACTAATTTTTGATTCGGAGTAACTGTTTCGGTAGATAAAGCGTAGGTTTCTTTTTTTAGAGAATATTTTGTCAACAAGACTGACAAAATTTGCTCAACCTTGTTTGCCTCATTCACAGACATATACTTTAGGCATTGTGTTGTTACCATTCGTACGAATTCTGTTTTATCATCCATAGATACACCTTCTTTACTTTCGGCTTTGCTTTTGTTGCAGTATTGCATATTTTTTTCGTGCTTGATATAGGCGAGCTGACCTGCAATCGCTACAAAAGTCAGCACTTTTTCGTTCAAAAAAATCTTTTCCGCAACGCTTACAATGTTGTACGGGTATTCTTTTAAATGATGTGCAACTGTCGCAATCTTTTTCGCATGCAATACAGCCTTTGATATTGCTCCAATTCAAGCACATATCCTTTTGCCAATATTCACTGTATTCCTCATCAACATTTGAGTTCGTTTTTGCAACACAAAGTAAATCTCCTGCGATGATTGATAACAATAGATTAGCTTTGTTTTTTTCTTCGTCCGACATAAGTCGCTTGTATTTTAACGGCTTGTCAGGCGTTCCGTCTCCAAAGTTTCCGTTGCCTATGTAATTTCGCACTTTATCAAGATTTTCCGTGAGATACTTATCGAACACACGTCCTCTGATAGCTTTAACTGATCGACCGATTCTGTCGGATATTTCTTCATATTTGCTTCCGCATTTAATCATTTCGCCAAGTAAAGTATATTCTGATTCAGTCCATTTTTGATGGTTATCAGCTTTTACAGGACGGTATTTGATGTTTAGGTCATTAATTCTGCGCTGTATAGCTCCTTCGCTACGGCACAATATTTGTGATAGTTCTTTATATCCATACTTTTGCTTTTTAAGTAATTCTTCGAGAAGGTTATCTTCTCTGCTTGTCCATGGAGTCGCTTTAATAAACCTGTTTCTTAACATGTCTGCCTCTCGCTTTTGGTTTACCCAATCAGGCTCAGGTCCTAATTGATATCTTTCAAGTTTAGAAAAATCTAAAAAATATTGATTTTTCTCAGCCCACGTCCAAAATTCATCTATGTAAACAACAGTAAAATTTGTTTTTGAACTTCTTGATATGTTGTGAGTAGGCAGATTCCTATTTTTTACCCACGATGTTTTTAAATAAGTGGCAGAAGTGTTTGGACGAATGAGTTTATAAAGATTGCTTATCGTGATATATCTGTAGCCGTTAGTCAAAAAAGGTCCTAAGTTTAACTTACCGGCTTTTAGCCTTATTGCACATTCGGATCTATCAAGGTGTTTCGTGATAGTGGACATGTTAACATTACCCCAAGCAGATACAAGATAATCTATTTCATCGGCCGTCCATGTTTTATTTAGCCTCGACATTTTGTAAATCTACCACCTTATGATCTCATTAAGCTGTTTTTTTATGATTTGTAAAAGCGCCTCTTCTTGCATAGATTCATACCTTCTTATAGCAGTTTTGAATGTGAAACATTGGAGTTGTCCAAATTTCAGCACCTTTAGAACGCTCAGCAAAATAGTTCGTATATGGATCACTCAAACTATCTCCAATTTTAACCACCGCTGCACAACCTATCAGCGACAGTGCTGTATAGCACATCAGAGCAGTTGATTTGCTGAGCTCTTGGCAGACAATGACACATTGTGTTTGATAATTGATGTCATGATTTTTCAGCACCTCACAAAACGCAATTACATTTGCTCCGCCACCGACCGTAGGCTCAAGAACCGTGATATATCCTTTTTGGGATAATTCAGCTTTTGCATTTTTCTCGTCAAACGAGCTTTCCGCCATTGCATAAGATACGGTGTACGGCGTGAAAAATTGTCCAAGAGCGCTGCTTCCCATATCAAGTTGCATATACAAATCCCCCAAAAAATCTTGAAATGGATTTGCTTCGAGTGCATTAGTTATCTCGGCGAAAATTTTTACAATTGTTTCAATTTCGCTTTCACTATAATTTTTGGTGATGTCTTTATAGCGATTTTCGTTTTTTTCAAATGTTTGACTAAAGCAAAAAGTATTCTGAATGCTTAGCGCAAACATTTCCATGCAATCGTTGAACACTTGCCACAATGACCTTGATCCGGACAATTGGTTGAATAATTTAACAAGTTCTTTGTATTCGGATTTAACTTTGATTGATGCCATTTCCTTCACCTAAAGCGGACCATCTGCACCTGCTCCGCTTTCAATGTCAGAATTTATTTAAAGAGGAGTAAACGAGTTTTATATGACAAGCTGTGCAGAGCTTGTTATCGGTTAATTTGTTCGGGCATCTGCACCTACCCGAAAATACAATTAAAGAAAGAAGGTATTAAATGGGATTTATATAATCTCACAAGTGCAGTTGTGTGATTAACTTATTTAGTTTATTTTACTTCACCTGTTGTAAAAATCGGATGTGTGCCGTCACGGAGCTGAATTTCTTCATCACTCATCACATAGCCGAGTTTGCAGAGTAAAGCATAAAATTTGTTTAAATCCGGGCTGTTTTTTCGGCTGATCGTTTTGCTGTTATAGTCTACATAAATAAAGCTTAATTTTTCATAAGTTCTTTGGCACAAAGCGTATGCCGTCGCCATAAGCATTCTACCGCTGTTATCGCTCCAGCGTTCGTTGATGTAGCTGTCCGTGTTTTCATCATCTTGATTCTCGACTACTTCGCCAAATCTGTGTGCCTTGTTAATGACGCCTGTCGCCACTTGGGCGACTATAAATTTCACAAGCTCCTGCTTCTTGTTGTTGCCATTGAAATTCGTATCAAGCATAAAGCCTCTTCTGAGAGCCTCACAGCGTTCGTCTATTTCTTCCGCCTGTTCTTCAAGCTCGTCCCATCTCTGCTCTTCAAGCTTTCGCTTTTCTTCTTCGGCATTGTTCTTTTCCTGCTTTTCTAACGCCTCTGCGTAAATGTAGACGTTTGAGCCGTAAGCAAAATAAAAATATCTTTTTCTGCCGTCCGCAAAGTCTTTACCGATCAAATTTTTGAGTGCGAATATTCCTGTGTATTCGTAATTGTCTGGAATTTCGTTATATTTCTGCGCTTTAATCATTCCATGTTCAAGACAGAGCTTTTCAATTTTTTCTTTTTCTTCATCGGTCTCCTGCTTCTTAACAGCAGAATACAAAAGATTGTCAAAATTATTCGTTCCGATTGATTTAAGCAATTCATTCCTTGCATCAATATTCTTAATCTGATTCAGACGCTCGTAGTCTGCCAATGTGGGTTGTCTGAGCTGGCTGTCCTTGAAGGATTCTTCATCAAGTTCTGCAAGTTTGAGTCTTCTTCTTACGGTGCTTTCTTTAAAGCCTGTTTTCTCTACCACCTCGGCAACGCTGTCCCCGAGGTCAATCAACATCTGAAATCCTTTTGCCTGCTCATAAACTGTCAAATCTGTCCGCTGCATATTTTCGGTTAACATTGTAGATAACTGTTCCTTTTCGGTCATCTCAACAACAGCGCATGGCAGTTCAGTCAAGCCTGCCTGCTTTGCGGCCGCAAGCCTGCGATGCCCGATGATAACGGTAAAATCATCCCAGTTATCATTGTTTGGCACTACGGTCAAATTCTGCAAGATACCATTTGCTTTTATAGATTCTGCAAGTTCGGATACATCGCCGATAACTTTACGAGGGTTGTCGGGGTGCGGGTGCAGTTTGTCAACCGGTATCATTTGCAACTTAGATTTCTTGTTCATTTTATAATCTCCTTGATTTCATCAAGGTTATCTGATATAATAATGTTAAACTGTATTTATACATTGCAGATAGCCTTGTGTTATTTGCCGACCGTTGATTGCTTGCACTACAATCAACGGTCTTTTTCTTTGCCTGTAAAATTCATCGGTTGCACTCCTCAACAGCTACGCAAACAAAGCCTTTTGAGGTTTCTTTGATGTTGATTACATCTGTGACCGCAAGCTCAATCTGTATGCGTTCAATCTCTGGCGGTAAAAACAGATTATTGCCCTCACAAAGCTTATTAACTTCATTAAGCGCCTTGATGATTCTGACCTTAAAAAAATCAATGTCGCTGTGTGCTGTTTCAAGCTCATCACTTTTCGTACTGAGGCTCTTTCGGGTGTATTCAAGCTGCTCTTTGCAATGCTTATACTTTTTTCTGAGCGACCTTTTCGTCTCGTAGTTTCTTAAATGCCACATTCGTTATAAAGTCCTTTCATTTATTTAGTTTTCGACATCTCGCATGGATGTCGATTTTATGACAGATGTAATAAAAAAAAGTCATAATTCTTAGAGCGTTCGGCTCGGCGATTGTCACACTTTGATTTGTACTCGAGGTATCTTTCACAATCTGTATGACATCTTGTTGTCCGTATCTGACAGCCGTAGCACGGCGAATTTATCATTTTTACGCCGTCCTTTCGTTGACTGTATTTCCGCTGCCGATCAATTTGTTGAGCAGTGTAGTCAGTAAGGATATATCTGCACCGCTTGCATAGGCCTTTAGCCGGTCAATCGGTATGTTGTAGCTCCAACGCCCTGAATCGCTTTGCACTGCCGAGCCTATCGGCAAAGTCTGCTTTTTAAGTCCTTCGTAAATAAAATTAAGAGCCACACCAAGATATTTCGCCGCCACGGTCGGCGGTACATCTCTGTACTCCTGATTCGTTTTAGGGTTGATAAGGATTTTGTCGTTCATTTAATCACCTCATTTATGTTGTATGTTGAATTTTTTGGTGTTATAATCAAGTAAAGGAGTTGATTGTTATGTGGGTTGTAATTAGTGGAATTTTAGGTATATTAGGCTTTTTGATTTCTCTGATAAATCTAATTCAATATTTGCTGTCACGCAGAATTAATTTAGAAATTCAAATAAAAGAATGCGTTCTTCGTCCGTATGCAAGAGGACAGAAAAAACTAATTTTACATTATCAAACAAACAATAAATCTAACCTGCCTATTACTATTACCGACCTGCAAGTTATCCTCGACAGCGGAATTTATGATGAAACCACATTTACATTTGAAGTGCTGGCTTTAGAACATGTTAGAAATGGTAAAGTTTATTATGTACCCACTTACAACGAGCATTTACCTATCAATCTTCCAACGCTTTCTTCACATGCAGGTTATCTCGTCTTTTTAGTTCCTGAAGATACTCCTGAAAATGTTTGTAAAGGTTTGACTTTGAAAATTCGCACCAATCGTCATAGGGCAGTACAAAGGACATTTGCACCGAATGAATTGGTAATTCTCCGCCGTATTTATCTAAAGCAATTTCATAAAAATCACTCTGAATAGGATAAGCAGGGTGTTCAAAAGGCAATTGTCGATTTGGCATTGCCTTTTTCTTCTTATTACGGCTTATCATAATTTTTGAGAGCATTTTTTATCACCTCAAATCTATATTGATCGTACAAGTGCCGATTTTTGCATTCGTGATACACTGTGCAACACGCTTATTCCAATTTTTGATAGCAGTTGCTCTGTCGGTGCTGTAATCGCCAAAGCAGGTAGCCGAGGCACAATTATCATTAGTACACTCAAACATATACATCTCTTCGTCAGCGTCTTTAGGGCTTATATTCTCAACTGTTACCTTGCTACCACAAAACGGACAAGGCTTGATTCTCAGTTCAGGCATTGTTTTCCTCCTTATCCATTTTTGCACCGCAATAAGGGCAATATGGATACAAATCAATGTCCTCGTGAAAAGTGAGAAAATTTTTACACTCAGAACATAAATAATTTGCATAACCGACATCCCCGCTGTCGTATTCCCACTTTTCGTGCCTGATTTCTTCCATTTCACACACCGTAGCATGATTGGGTTTACTACCATCAACTTCGATAATATGCTTAACTGTTTCGGCATTTCGTTTTGAATTAAAGTATATCGTGTTTACACTACCGTCTGCGAACGGTATATCCAAAGCATAATCACCGCAAAAATCACGGATTTTTAATTCTTTTTCAATCATTTTTATCATTCCTTTCGTTAAGCTGTTTTTGTGTGTTCAGAAAAATCAAGCCGCCGAACCGAATAAATCTTCGATAGATAAATCAGTTTGTAAAACCGACTTTAAGCGGAGAGCTTCATCAAGCGTAAATGGATATTCCCCACGCATTTTTGCACAGAACTGTCCGTATGAAATTCCCATTTTCTCGGCAACTTCTTTCTTTTTCATTTTCTTTTCAAAAATGATTACTTCGATTTTGTCAAACACGATTTTTCACCTCCTAAATGCGATATTTCGTGTTTCTATATTAAATATAACACGGTATTTCGCACTTGTCAACGGATTTTTAAAAATATTTTTACGAAATTTCGCATTTTAGTATTGATTTTTCGTAAACAGCGTGTTACAATCAGTAATAGTAAAGGGTGATTAACTTGACAAGAGAAGATTACATAAAACAGTTAATAAGTGACAAAGGATTTAGTGTAAAAACCTTTGCCGAAAAAATTGAAATACCATACAGCACACTTAGATCTATGCTTAACGGCTCTATTGGTGGAGCTGCTGTTGATAGTGTGATTAAAATTTGTGCAGGTTTGGGAATTAGCATAAATGATTTGCAAAATTGCAATGCGGTTAAACTACCTTTTGAAACATCAGACAAAGAAAAGAAACTTATAATCGCATACAGAAATAACCCCGAAATGCAACCTGCAGTCGATAGATTGCTCGGTGTGGAAGATGAAATATTGATACCGACCGTAAAAGCCGCACGAAGTGACGGCAATAATCAACCAATTGAAATAGTTAATCTTCCTGATCTCAGTAAGTTTGAGCCTGACGATACAGACTTATAAGCATTACATAATAAAAAACACCCCATAGGTTACACTACCTATGAGGTGATGAAATTTGAATTATGGTAAATACAAACAGGCACGCAATGCCTCTTGGCAATGCTTGATTGATTATAATATAAACAGTCTGCCTGTTAAAGTCAGTCAGATAGCTAAACAATCTGATATTGTTTTATTAAAAAATTCGGCGGTCAATCTGCTAAGCGAAAATGAGAGCGGAATAACTTTGATGCAAGATGATAAGCTGTACATCGTCTATGCTGATGAGCAATCTCCCCAGCGTTGTAGATTTACAATTGCCCACGAACTCGGGCATATCTTTTTAGGGCATCTGTTTGCTAAAAATGGTAAAGGTTTTGTAATAACCGACGATGCCGAACATTCGGCAAATGTGTTTGCTCGAGATTTGCTCGCACCAGCCTGTGTCCTTCACGAATTGCACGCACTAACTTCCGCTGCTATTGCAGAATTATGCAACATCAGTCTTGAGGCGGCGACCTACAGGGCTGAACGAATAGCAGAACTCGAACGCAGAAAAGCCTTTTATCTGCACCCACTTGAACGGCAAGTAAAGAAACAATTTGCAGATTTTATTAAGCAAAAAGAAAACCTACCATAGTGGCAACTATGGTAGGAAAAATAGGAACGGTGAGAAGTTGGACCTTCTCTAATATTATTTTAATATACGATATATATTTTGTCAATATATATCATATATCGCAAAAAGAGGAGGATTTGTATAATGAAATGTCAAAAATGCGGGGCTGAGGTTCCTGTCGGTGCAAAGTTCTGTAACGAATGCGGAGCGAAGATTGAACAGGTTGCTCTGTTTAAAGACGACGAATCTAAAAACACAGAACCCTGCAAGTGTGAAAGTTGCGGTAACATCATACCGAATAATTCAGTATTTTGCCCGATATGCCATACATATCAAAAAAACAAATTCAGCCCTACGGGAGAAGCTGAAAAAACGACTGAAAAAAAGCCTATATATCGCACTCCACATTTTTACATTGCTTTGCTGATAGCTTTGATATTGACCGCCACTGCGGTAACTGCCATTTCGCAATGTAGCAACCAACCTGATATTCAAGAACCGGTAACAACTTCTACCAATCAAACCTCTAACGATACCTCAGAAACCGATTTGTTTGAGTGGTATGATATAACTCCTTTTTCTATTGATATTCCTAAAGAGTGGACGCATAAAGCTCATGACGGTTACCATTATTTTTACGACCCTGACGGAAACAGGCTGTATATAAGTTCATCTCAATCGAATATTTCACCATCTCAATTTACCTCAGGCTATGTAGACAGCTTTCTTGATGGCTTTGCAAATTCGTTTGATGACTTTGAAGAAATAAGCAGAACTACAACTCATATAGATGACTTTCTCGCTTATCGTGTAATAGCAAATTTGGAATTATCCGGAGATAAGTATTACGGCACAATGTATGTGTGGGTGACGAAGAATTATTTGTGTTGTATGCTTTTCACAACCGAAGGCGATGAGCAATCTGAAGAATTTGATTTTTATGAAGACATCATTGTTAATTCTATAATAACATATTCTTCAAAAGATGTTCGTTCACCTGAAGAAGATTCAGCAGAAAAAGCTACTGAACCCGAAACAGAACCGCCTACCGAAAAACCTACAGAGTTTAAAGATACTTTAACCGAGCTTTATTCAGATAGCGACATAGCCGTTTATTACAGCGATACGGAGCAGGCTCCTTATTCGGATGAAGAAGTTGATGTTCATTTTTATATAAAAAATAAAATGGATAAATCTATAACCGTACAAGCCGACACCGTCATCTTAGACGGAAGAAGCTACAACAAGTTAGTCTGTAGCGCTCCGATTTCAGCACACAGCGAGGGCATGATTGAAGTCAGTGTGAAAGATTGTAAAAACTTCAATCCATCAACCGTAGGAGCTGATTTAATATATTTCGATACAGATACCTATGATAATGACGTTAAAATGAACCTTGTCAGCAAGAAAGTAAAATAAAATAAAAAAATCCGCCCTACCCTGCGCCAACAGGATAGAGCGGAGACCATTACAACGGGTGCAATGGTGCATTTTTCTTAGCAAATATATTGTACCACAGCCCGTTAAAATTTACAAGATTTTAACGGGATTTTTGCACCCTTTTTTTGAGGTGAAATATGAAAAAATGTGTTAATAAAAGGTGCAACAGAGAGTTACAAGATGATTTTGGTTTTTGTCCTTACTGCGGCAAAAATCAAACCGACAGCAAGCCGAAAAACAGGCGCAGGACGAAAGGCACGGGAAGCATTTACTTGCGAAAAGACAGCAAATCAAAACCGTATGCCGCTGCAAGCTCTGTCACAGGGAAACAAGTTTATTTGGGAACTTTCGCCACAAAGCGAGAGGCAGAAAACGCACTCAAAGATTATGAGTACAATCCCGTCAATGGCTTTAATATGACACTTGAGCAATTACACGATAAATGGGTAAAAACTAAAGCATATAAAAAACTTGGTGACAGCGTAAAAAGCAACTACGCAAGTGCTTATATCAAACTAAAGCCCTTGTATAAGCGTAAATTTAGGGATTTACGCACATCAGACTATCAATACATCGTGGATTATTATGACAACCCACATCACGAGGTAGGCGCAGGCGGTAAGCTGAAATATCTTCTGCCCAACGGCAACGGTACTTATAAGGTTACCGACACACCAAAAATATGCCAAGGCTTAGGTTACTCCGCTCTACATAAGATTAAATGCTTTGTTACAAGCCTTTACAATTTTGCGATGCAAGAGGATATTGTTAATAAAGACTATGGCACATTTATAGAGCTTCCGGAATCCGAAGAGGTAAATGCTACACGCTTCACCGATGTGCAGTTAGAGCTAATACGACAAAACATAGGCAAAGTGCCTTATGCTGATTATGTTTACATTATGTGCTATCTTAATTTTAGAGTGAGCGAATTTTTGTCGCTCACTACCGAGCAGTACCATATGAGTGAACAGGGCATACCTTACTTTATCGCAGGCATAAAGTCAGATGCCGGCAGGGACAGAATAGTGCCGATACATCCTAAAATACAACAGCTCGTTCAGAATTGCATAAATAATAACGGTGAAACAATCTTCTGCCGAACACACGAAGGTTCAGAGTTTGGCAAAGCGATGAACAGGGATTATTTCTTGAAATACGGTTTTCGCCCGGCAATGCAAGCACTTGGCTTAGGCGATGAGTTTACTCCACATTCTTGTCGCAGAACCTTTTCAACAAGGATGTCAGCGGCAGGTGCGAGGGAAGAAGATATTATCGCACTTATGGGCCATACAAATTACAAGGTCGATATTGACCATTATATCATTCAGGAGGTTGACACCCTCTACAATGCAATCAAATTGTTGGCATAAAATAAGCCGTCCGATTATATTTCGGGCGGCTTTTGTTGTAGGAAATCTGTAGTTTATCTGTAGTATAAGAGATTAAAAGGCATAAAAAGAAGTAAATAATTTTGAAAATCGAAAATATTATAAACAAAGCAAAAAGCCAGTAAACAAGCCGTTTATGGCTCAATTACTGACTTTCTTCGTGGCTCCCCCAACTGGGCTCGAACCAGTGACATCATGATTAACAGTCATGCGCT